GTGGTATCTTAGATGGTGGCAGTAGAATGAACCCAGATGGATTTAATGATGGAGGCACAAGAGTATAATGGCTATTTGGAAAGTTCCACGTCTTACCTCAGCTCAGCGTCTAGCTCTTACTCCTGCTCAGGGAGAACTCCTCTTTGATACTGATGAGAATGATTACTATGGTGGTGATGGCCTAACTCCTGGTGGTATCTACATGGGTGGGGCTACTAACATTCCATTCTATGACTCTACTCCGGCTCCCGATTCTGGTGCAGGCTCTCCTGGTATTTCTACTAATGTAAGCCGGGGAGATCACGTTCACCCTGCTACTTCCGGAGGAAGCTTACCTGATGGTGGTACAGCAGGACAATTTTTAATTAAGACTTCCTCCACAGATGGTGATGCTGATTGGAACTCTCGCAATGTAATAGGTATTGGTTCTATTAATACAGTTGGTGCTCTAGGAGTTGAGAATGTCATAGCTTCTTTCGTAAATGATAAGATTGCTCCTGGTCCTAATCAATCTTATGGTACTGATGCTAATGGGGAAAGAGGCTGGTTTGCTAGAACAACTACTGAGATCTATTCAGGTGTTTGGAAATTCCTAGGTAGTACATCATTACCACTAAATGCTGGTTCCTGTAAGCGTAATAATACAGACCCACTATTAGTTAATACTATTTGGGCTACTGTAATTGATGCTGATTCTGTTGCTCAGGACAAGCTTGATAATTTAATTGCTGGAGATCAGTTAATAAGCTCCTTAGAAGATAATCCTAGTGATACAGTTCAGTATGAAATAACTGGTCCTATAGTTACCTCAGGTGGCTCACCACAGTATTACACTATACCTGTGGCTTATGTTTCTGGTGGTGGTACACCTCCTGCAGACTTTACTAGGGTCAACATAGACTTCTCCCACTCCATAGGTGCTTCCTCTGTTCTTCCTTCTGATACCCTTCCTATCATGGATGGAACGGCCAGTGCAGGTGATGATGTAGAATATAGCCGTGGAGATCATATTCACCCTAGCGATACCTCTAAAGTAAGTAAAGCTGGTGATACAATGATTGGTCCTCTCAACTTTGAGGGTGCTAATTCTGCTATTGCTACTATTGCTATGATCCCAGACCCAGGCACACCAGGTAGTGATGCATTAGAAATCAACTCTCCTGAGGGTTTCATTGTTCGTTCTCCTTACACAGTACTAGATTCCGACAATCTTATCTTAACTCTCCCAGCTCCTCAACTTGGTTCTTCCTTAATTATTGCTGGAGTAGACTCCTTTGGTGGTGCTCAGATTGGTTATCAGGCTCCGGCTCCTTCCGCTTATTCAGTCCAGGATACTAAGACCACTCCAGTTACAATTAAAGTAGCAGGAGCACCTATATCCGCAGGATGGGTAGACCTCGATCTTGATGTTCTTCTAACTGTAGATGTGCTTGCTAATACAGCCACTGAACTAATTAGTGTTCCTCTTGTGAATGCTACTACAAGAACTGGTGTCATAGAACTAGGTCTTCGAGTTAATGGAGTAGTAAATCCTCAAGTAGTCTCTCAGCAAATCCCAGCTAACTTTGATTCTTTCATCTCTATCTCAGGTCCTCTCACCGCAGCTTTCCATGTTAATGATGTAATAGAACTAGTGGCTCGTGTTGTTAGTAATAGCCATGACTCATTTGAACTTATCATGGATGCTGATGTAGGAGCAGTTGCTACTTTCAGATTCTTCACCTCAGGAAGTAGTGGTAGCGGACAGATGCTAGGTAGTGCTGCTGTTAAAGCTATCTTCTATAATAGTCAGCATATTGCAGAGAATCTCACATTAGCATCTGGAACAAATGGACTCTCAGCTGGACCAGTTATTGTTGATAATGGCTTTGAGGTTACTCTCTCTGCTGGTACTGAATGGAGCATAGTTTAATGACAACTAAGATTAGTGGAGATACCGGCGTATCTCAATGCCAGCCTAATAGTGTGAGGGCCGCATAATGTCTATTATCAGAGCAATCAAACATCGCCTCGGACTTAGTGTAACTCCTGCTAATAATTTCGTCCTAACAGCAGAAGCTGACAATGGGACGATGAAGCTGGCCCGTGAGAGTGGGCAGGACATTATGACTGTGGATGCTACTGGGAAGGTGGTATTTCCGCAGAATGGAGCTATAGGGGCTAATGATACGGCATCAGCGGGAACCGTTATTAAGTGCGCCCGCGCCACTGTTACCTTTGATGCTACAGGAACAGCAGCTATCACCTTTATAGGGGGTGCTTTTCCTACTTCAGTATCCTCTTTAGTGCTTACTAACTCAGAAATAGCTGTTGGTGGTGAGGGTGTTTTACTAGGTGCGTTTTCCGTAACCACCTCAGGATTTAGCTGCCGAGCGATTAAAGTAAATCCTTATGGCGTGTATCAAGGGCAACTACAACTTTCGTACATAGCGATGGGATACTAACATGACAGCTAAAATCAAAGCCTCAAGTGACGGGCTTAAAGTCACTATTGGCAATGCAGCAGAAGCTGCTCTAGAAATTAACCAGACTACTAAGCTTATCACTGGTATTAATGGATATAATCTTAATGTACCTGCTCCTTCTCCTGGCCCAGCTTTTTCTGCTAAGAGAGCTACTTCTGATCAATCAGTCACCTCTGGAGTATTTACTAAGGTAGCTCTTAATTCAGAACTATTCGATACAAATAATGCTTTTAATACAACTAATAATAGATTCACTCCACAGGTAGCTGGTTATTATCAAGTTAATGGTTCTTTATGTGGAAGAGGTACTACAGTAAGTGCTATTGAAGTAGCTATCCATAAGAATGGTGCTTGGTTAATATCTGGAAATATAAATGGCGGAGAACAGATTCCTACTGTTTCTACTTTAGTTTATATGAATGGTACTACAGACTATTTAGAACTATGGGGACTTATTGCAGCAACAGCTTCTCCTAGGTTTGTAATTGATTACACGCAAATGTCTGCTTTCTTAGCTAGACTACCATGATATTTCCTATCTCTTTCCTCCTTATCCTCATAACTCTTGGAGGCTGTGCAGGAGTTTCTAAACATGAAACAATTTCTCTACAATGTCTAGGCTTTTGTAACTTCACAGACGTAAATCATGAAGCAGATAGAGTAGAAAACAATTCGTTTATCCAGCCTGAAAAGGCTAATCCCAGCAGTACCACTAAACCTAAGTTAGGAGAATCACCATGAAGAAATTTGCAGCCCTACTTCTACTATCCTGTTCTTTCTCTGCTCTCGCAGTAGGTATCGGTAATGATAACCCTCCCTCTCTTTCCTCCTCTTCTAATACTAATCTTAATGCTAATTCTATTAGCAATCGGATTGATAACGACGTTAGGAGTAGTGCAGCTGCTTTTGTTGCTTCCGCTAATGTTAACGACAATAGGAATGCTAACGCTAACAACTCTTCTGCTTATGCCGCAGGTGGAACTTCACTAGCTCAAAGTGGAGGCTCTTCTTCTGGTGTTAATTTTGCTGTGAACTATCCTGCTCAGGTAGCTGCTCTCGGCCTAGGTTCCTTGTATCCTTCAGCTCCTTGTATGGGAACTTCTCAGCTAGGTGGTGGTAATCCTTTCTTTAATATTGGAGTTGGCTCTTCCTGGGAATCTACTGAATGTAATATTCGTGAAACCGCCCGTTCATTTAGTGGAATGGGTAAGATGGAAGATGCCCTCGCTGTTCTCTGCGCCAGTCCTTATGCAGCAGTAGCTCCTTCTTGCATTGCTCGCCAACCTGTGGTTGCTGAAGCTAAGTAACTTCGGTAATAAAGAGAACCTCTCCTACGGGAGGGGTTTTTTCTTATCTATTAAAAGGAATTGAAATGTCTTCTACAACTCAGCGTTATCCTCTTTCTACTCCAGATGGCATTGCTATTCCCTTTGATGTCATTCGTCCTATTGCATTTATTCGTAAAGCCTTTGATGTTACTGTCTCAGTATCAGTAGCAATTCCAGCAGATTGTGAAATCATCAGTTTTACAGCTACGGAAGATTGTCTAGTTTGCTTCGGTGGAACTGCTATTATAGGCGTAGATGGAGCTATACAAGCAGATACTGTATTCGTTCAAAAAGGAACTCGTGTAACAGTAGCTCCCACGGCGGCTTCCTTTACAGTAATCTCTTATGCAGTTGCAGGTTATCTCTACTGCCAGCTAATAGATAAATGGGCTGGCCTTGCCTTGCAAACTCAGTATGTTAAACGTTAATTTTAAGAGGTAAAGAAATGGCCCAAATTGTTAAGAAGATAGATCTTACTCAAAGCTATCTCCCTATTGATCCTAATGCTTTTCCTAATACTCTGCACTACACAGCTAAGGAAGATACTCCTGATGAGGGTGGGCCAATCCTTCCATATGAGGGATATAATTTCCTTCCCACTTCCTATGGCTACAGAAGTTATTTTGGAACTGAATCCGCGCTTACGTTAGAAGCTCTCCCTAAGCCTTGTGATCAGATCATCACCTTCCAATCTGAAACCTATGAGAACATGCTTATTGCATTCTGTTCTGATGGTATTCGTACTGCAAAAGCAGGAGCAACTGTCTGGACTCTAGCATTGGCTCTTCCTGATGACTGGACTACTTCTCAAATCTATAGGCAATATACTTGGTGTGTCATTGAGAACAATCTATATATATATCGTCAAGGATATGCTAAGGTTATCAAGATTTCTGATGCCCTAGTACTTACTGAATTCGTTCCTTCTTTCCTCAATATGGCAGGACAGATGGGAATATTCCGTGGCAATGGCAGACTCTGTTTTTGGGATTCTGAGAATTCTATTGCTTGGTCTAGTGCTTTTGACTTAACGGACTTCACACCTTCTATTGAGAATATGGTAGGTAATGCAACCTTCCTAGGTGTTCTAGGCCGGATTGTAATGGTACTTCCTCATGGAGAGGGATATGTTATCTACTGCACTCGTAGTATTGTCGGTGTATCGTATAGTACTTCGGGTACTACTGTTTGGGATGCTATGTCTATTACTTCCGCTGGAGGTATTGCTCATCCTGGTGCTTGTTGTATTGGGCAAAGTGACAAGGAGCATTACGCATACACTTCAGTAGGTATCATTACTATTGGACATTATAATGCCCTGTCTCGTCAGTACGATCTTAAGCCAATTCTTCCTGAACTGTTTGACTTTCTTAAGGAAAGCAGGGATCCTGTCTATGTGCAGTGTCATGCTGCTCGCTTCCTCTACATCTCTGTAATCGACGATGCTTATATCATTGGGATAACTAGCTTTACTAATGTAGAGATTCCTTCATTAGATGCTCCTATTATCGCCATTGATACTTCTTTATGGGATACTTATGGAGCACTCCCTTACATTACTCCTAATGAAACCTTCCAAGCTATTGATTCTCAACTTTGGAATAGCAAGGGTGTTGCTATTACTGATCGTTCTTTACCTACTTATGAAGCTCCATTCTTTTCAGTCTCTATGACTCATCCTAGTATTCCTTCTCAAGCTGAAGATATGGGACTCTTACAGTTTGGTGGAATGTATAAGGTTCAAAATCCTACTCTTGAATCTCTTCCTGTTCCCGAAGTAGTCAATAATGCTTTTGATAGCGAGAATGTTATCGCTAGTAACAAGTATCCATCTGCTGGAACCTTTGCAATCTTAACTGCTCTTATTCAGAATATGGATAAGACTCGTGCCCCGCACACGTTTTCTACTATTTACAATTGCTTCGAGCGTAGCTTCTATAAAGATCTCTATCCATCTAAGATTGGAAATGAAGCTAATTCTGTAATTGATCTTCTCTATAACTGGATGAGTTCTGTTATGGAATATGAACAGTTCTGCCAAGATCAGCATGACTTCTTAATAGAACGTGTTAACGAGATGAATGAAGTCTCTTTCTATGATAGGGATGTATATTCATCTTATGGTAATCTAACTATCACAAGTGGACAAGTAGCTACAAAGCTATTCTTTCCGGTAGGTGGTATATCAGTTAAAGTAGATATGAAAGATAACAAAGTAGATCATATCTCTAGTCTATATGCTAAAGCTTCTATTCAAAAATATGTTACTTTAAGTACATCTATCTGTGCACGAGTTCTTAAGTCATTAACCCAAGTAAATATGGGAGAAGTCCCTATTGTCTTTGCAATTAGGATGCGTACTTATAATGGCTCTTCTTGGATAGATCCTACTGCATGGGCTTACTTTGATCATTATCCTACTCAAGATGAAATCTTAGCTGCTTTTGATACTCCTGAAATGTATCAGACAGAGACTGCTACTGGTCAGAAATGGAAGTTATACTTTGATCAGGCAGAGACTCCCTCTGGTGCTAATATGGCCTCGGCTAGTTATACTAACTTCTGTCGTGCAGTAAATCTTACTACTAATGCTAAGGCATGGAGAAACTTTGATATTCGTTATCTTCGTCCAGGGCATTATAATGCAGATAATTATTCCGCAGATGCTAGTGTGTTTAGTTATTCCCATCTCACCTCTTTATATGATACCTTCTCTGATTATATAGCACAAGGTTATAAGTATCTTCTTCCTAATAATAACTGGTATAGTGGCACAGAAATCACTACTTCTGAACTTGGAGTAGCCTCTATTCAGTTTAATTATATGATTCGTACAGGAGCTGCCAATCTTCCTTATACGCCTCATGGAGGTTCAGTCCTCTATGATCTTAGCAGAACTCTTGGAACTAGCATGGAACTTTTACCTAATGGTGATCTTGCTGGTAGTGCTTATGTTCGTAAGTATAACTCTGGAGAACCTTTCACTAAACAGGTAGTCTATATTCAAAGAGCACAGAAAGTTTATAAATATTCTCTAGAAGAGGAACTCATCTTTGCTCTCGTTCCTGTAGATCGTAATAGCTTTAGTGAAAATGCTACGATGGGAGGAACAGATTTTATCTTTAATGCTTCTCAACAAGGTGTTAATACTATTAACCAAGATATGTTTGGTAGGATTTTCCCCACATTAAAGACAACTTACTTTACTCCTAATGTAGTAGATCCTGGTGAGGGACAACCTCTTGCTTCTGTTCCTGCTAATGAAGCCTACTTTGCAACTACTCCCGGACCTGGCGTTACTATCTCTGATTGTATTCCATGGCAGTTAAAGAATATTGCTGCAGGAGGTACTCAGGTTGTACATGGGCAGCACTTCATGTCACATTCTATAGGACAGATGCTGGGAATTAATCAACCTCTCGGAGAGATTCTTACTATTGAGGATTCTGGTAACTCATGTTATCCTGATCTAGATGCAGATGGTTGGGTCTATTCTGATCCTACATTTACCTATCCTCCTGCAACCTTTACTCTCCAGGATGGTGTTCCTGTTCCTGCTTATCCTACTCTAGTTGGTAGCTTTGTAATGGATATGCACCTTAAGAAGTGGGGTAAACAAGCTGGTGAATTCTCTTGTCTCCTTCAATTCTCCCCAATCAATGCTACTAACAATGAGGCTATTCCCTACACTAACTTTGGTATGGATTCAGGAATCCTCTCTCCATTTGATAAGAAGATCAAGCTCTTTGCTCAGAATGATAATAATTCTGTAATGAGATATGGCAAGATCGGTCTATATCGTCTTGGTTTCACAGAAGTTTTGGAAGTGAATATTAACTTCCGTACTCCATATACTGGTGATATCATAGTAGATGGAAGTATCAATAGTAGAGATTTGGATTTGAATATTCAACATAAAGAGTCCTTTGCAGGTGTAACACAAGCTCTTGTTAAGTGCCATGTTAATGCTATGTGGCATACAATCTCCATATCTGGGAATTTTGATTTACAGTATATGGAATTCCGTGGCATCATGGCAGCACGTCGTTAAGCTATTAACTGAATTAGGAGAAACAATCATGGCAAATAGAGATCAAGACCTTATTGATATGGGGATGTCCCCACAAGAAATAGCTTACATTAACACTATGGCTAGGTCTGGTGGACTTAATGCTGGGGCTGGTGGTATTGCTATGCAAATGCAGAATGATACCATTGCTCGTAATAACCTTATTAAAGAAGTAATGGCTAAGAGAGGTACTGGCGGAGCTGCTGGTGGTACTGGCTCTGCTTCTAATTCCTCCTCTTCTTCCTACTCTGGTATCCAAGATCAGGAAGTTAGGGATATCTTAAAGAATAAGATTAAGGAATTTAATGCAGGAGGTACTGCTGAATATCAGAAAGCTTCAGCCGAGCGTGCGGATACTCTTGCTTTTCTAGATCAGAGTCTTAAGGACTATAGTAAGCAAGGTGCATTCCAAGATGCTGGCGATCTTATGGCACAAAATCTTCGCCTAAGTATGGAGAAGAATATGCCAGCTATCCAGCGTGCTCAAGAAGGAGCTGGTACTTCTGGTGGAGCCATGCAAGCTCTTCTATCTCAAAAGCTAGCTACTGAAAGTAGTCAAGCCGCCGGTGCCTTAGGAGCTAACCAAGCATCAGAATATGGCAGGATTGCAGCCTCCATGCTTAACACGCGAGCAGGTCTTACTCAAGGTGTTGATCGTACTATTGACCCAATGGTTAAGCTAGCGGATTCTCTTAAAGTTCAAACTCAGAATCAGAGTAGTATGAGTAACTTTAATCCTTATGCTTCAGTTGGTGTAGGTGGGGTTGGTACTACTAGGAATACTACTGGCCCAGCTGTATATGATACAGTAGCTAATCAAGGTGTTGCTAATGGAGGTGGAGCTGTTGCTGCAAATCCAAATGATTGGTATGCTAAAGCTGTAGCAGATCTTAATAAGAAGACTGTTAACTATGGTGATACTGGTTACTATACAGAACCAAATGGTGGTGGCTTCGGTGCTAATTGGTACGATCAGGCTAGAGTATAAAGGAGATAATAATGGCAATCTATGAAGATCAACTAACACAACTTGTAAATGAGGGTCCTGCTGTCTTTGGTAGGGATACTATTGCTAGTCCGACTGAAGAGCAACTTGCTGCCCTTTACCAAGAGCAAGCTCCTTCTTCCTCAGGAAGTCGTCTCATTACTAATGTACCTGAATTACGTCCTTCTGCTCAGGTATATATTGAACCTCCTCCAGTAGCTGCTCCTCCTACACAGCAGTCCTCTCAGAATCAAGGTACAGGGGATTTCATCACAGACTATGAATCTCTGGTAATGAATGCACCAGATTTTATGTCTAAGCAAAAGATTATAAATCAATTCGCGGATAATGTACAGCAACGTTTAGGAGCTGCTCAAGTAGCAGTCATGAAGATTGCTGAGAAGGATGTTAACCTAGACCCTGAACGTCGTAAGCTTCGTGATCTTATGGACTTAGATCGTAGGAATTCAGACTTGAAGGGTATTGATTCAGAAGAGACTGCCAAGCAGCGTGCTCGCGTTCTTAACCTAGAAGGTGTTGCAAGAAAACAAGCTGAGGAACTCCTTAAGAACAGTCCCGAGTACACTAACTTCACATCTAGGGCTAAGAATTCTATTAGCTTGCAAACTAAGATGGCTGAGAAAGCTTTCAATGATGCAGAGAAGCTTGCTCAGAAAGAAGAAACTCGTAGAGAGAATGCTCAGATTGTCTCTGCTTCTATTGACCCAGAGGCTCGCAAAGCAATTACTAACTTTAACCCAGAGATGAAGGATGATGTAGTTTTTGCTGACTGGGTTCTTAAGGGTGGTGGTAAGTCTAAGGACTGGCAACCTATCCTAACTGGAGCCTTAACTTCTAAAGATTATCTTACTGCAACTATGGAAGGTAATGGGGCAGCTCGTCAACTAGCTGTATCTGAGTACTCCACCCGTACTGGTAAGTCTCCAGATGAAGCAGCTAGGACTATTATGCAGGCAGAAATGCTATCTAAGAGTCCTGACATGTTTGCTTCTACTGCTGCTAAGTTAGGTATTATGACTCCTCAAGCAGCTAAGGACTTTGTTGCTAAGTATAACATTGCTTCTTCCTCAGATCGTAAAGAATTGAATAAGGTAATGATTACCAAGATTCCTGATATCATGGAAGCCTCGACTATTAACTATGTAAAGACTGACCCTACTGCTGTAGCTATGAATCTTAATGACCCTGCCTTTGTAGAAGCTGGTGTCAAAGCTGCTGCTAAGAATCCTAACAAAAAACCAACTACCTATGATATTTCTCTCACTTATATCAATGATCCTACTCTTTCCAATCAGCAAAAGATTGATAGACAGAATAAGATAACTCAAGCTTATGCTGCTGCTCTTGCTAAAGAAGGTAGTAATGGTATTCTTCATATGCCTTTTGAGAAGAGCAGACTTGAGGATGAATCTAGGAAATTCAAAACCTCTCTCACAGTTAAGACAGTCTCAGATACCTTAGCTAAGAAGATTGGAGAGTTCATGGGTAGAGCTACTAGCGATGCATATGCTGCTCATCCTCTAGGACAGTTGAATACTGCTACTCGCAATGTTGGTTCTAATATCATGGAAGCTGGTGACGCTTTCTTCTCCGGCTTCTCTCAAGGAGGTAATCAGTAATGACTATTCTTGACAACTTTGTAACTCCTTCTCCTGCTGCTAGCAATGATACCATAGAGGACTATGTTCCTCTTGATGCTATGGAGAATGCTAAGACGGGTGTTGTCTCCACCATTATAGGAGGTGTTGGTGCAACAGTCGGGGACTTCGCTGCTTCTACATTCAACTCTCTTGTACCTGAGAAGTATGAAGTCGATACCAGAGATTTGATTGGTAGAATTGGAGACAATGCTCTTAAAGTTTACGATGAGAATCCTGATGCTATCCATTTGGCAAGCTTCATAGGAGGTGTCTTTGTTCCTGCTGGTATTGCTCTGAAAGGAGTTCAAGCCCTTAGAGGAGGAATGAAGGGACTTAATTGGTTCTCTGAAGCTGGTAAGATTGATCAAGTTGCTAAAGTCAATACCCTTATTCGAGATGGGAAGATGGCGACTGAGGAATATAAGCTCGCCACTCGTGCTCTCGCTGTTCGCAACCTAGTGAATACTGCGGTAGTAGATAATGCAGCCGCCGAACTCGCCATTGTCGCTACTATGAATGCTCATCCTCTCATGGAGGATTACATCAAAGATCCTATCTCTTCCTTCGGAACTAGCATGATGCTAGGTGCAGCCATTGTTGGCCCTCTTTCCCACATCTCTAATCGCTATGATGTTCGTAAGTTGGGTATGGCTGCTGAACAAGAAGCAGTAGCTACGCTACAGAGAGGTACTGCTCCTGTTTCTCTGACTGAAGATTATAGTATGCAGATTGCACAGCATCAGGATAACATCTCTAATTGGGAGAACTTCCTATTCCATGCCGGCACTACTAATGAATACAATAAGCTTACTACGAACCTAGCTGAATCCTTCATTCGTAGCAGTAAGGCTGCTCAAGCAGATGCTTTCGATAATATGCTTTCAGATGCTATCAAAGCAGTTCCAGCCCACCAAGGTGGTGATGAGATTCGCTCTTCCCTACTAAGGGATATTGCGGCTTCTCCTGAACTCTTCTCTGGAATTAACAAGATCGACTTTGCTACTGGCAAGGAAGAGACTTCTATTGTTAAGCAGTATTACGACAAACTCTTCTCTTCTACAGCGGAGCCAACTAAGGGAATTCCTCTCACTAAGATTAAATCTAAGGTGAATGAGTTTGGTGATGTTGAGGAATTCATCGTAAAAGATGATATGGTTTATTCTCCCACCTTCGGCGCATTCATGCGTAAGTCTGACCTTTCAGGATATGGAGTAGCTTCAGACTTAATTCAAGATGAGAGGAAACTCACTAAGGGTATGACCTCGAATTGGTTTACTACTGCCAATAGAGACTATGCCTTTGAGAAGGATATTCAAACCTCAGCTTTCGTAGACCTCGACTACCTTCGTAAGCTGAAGGCTGTTGATGAAATGAAGGAAGATCAATTAAGTAAGATTGTCATTAGTCCTGATGATGGTCCTATGCTTAATGCTGTAGTTGCTCGTCTACAAAAGCTAGTAAGTGAAGGTAAGGATGTTTCTACCTTTAAGGTTGTAATGACTAACGAGACTCCTAACTGGAGTAAGATTGAAGAGACAATGCTTCTTCGGGAGATTGCTCGTAACACTACTCCTGGTATCAAGGGAGTCAAGCCTACTTACCTGTCTGATATTCAAACTATTACTAATGAGAATAATCTTCCTAAGTACACTCTCTTGAATCATCCAGATAGTAATCTTACTCACATGCTTAGGAAATGGATTAGTTCTTTCTCTGAGCAGAAGCCTTTGCGTGAGAAATTCTTGGATGCCTATACCACAGGTCCTGGACATAGGAAGTATGGTACTTCTGATCGGGATATTCAGAGTATTAAGGATGGTTACAATTCTCCACAGTCAGTAGCTTTTAGAAAAGAGCTAATGAAGAATGCTGACAGTGAAGGCTATGTGTATCTTATGCGTGGTCTTAAGCAGAAGGCTGTTGGTTCTAACTTCCTTGAATCCTTCACTACCCATATGGAGAAGGCTGATGAATTTGCTAAGGGTTCTTCTGGAGCTAGTCGTTGGTACAAGGTTAAGGTAGATGACGTTTATGGAGTAATGAAAGATACTGCTGTTGGAAGTGCTGGTGGAAAGAAGAGCGTTGAAATCCTAGTCATGGCTCATACTCGTGATGTTGCTGATACACTTCCCACGGCTGTTAATGCTGTTGCCAAGGCTAAGATTCCTCCATCTCTTACTAAGCTGGATAACTATGGAATTGATGCTGCTAACTTTGGTGGTAAGCAGAAGGCTTCCATTAATAACCTAGTTGAAAATAGCTATGATGATTTTATGTCTACTGCTAAACTAAGTGATTATGAAATCCAAGCTGGTAAGATTGTGTCTGAAGGAAAGCAAGCAGGATCTCTTTCTTTCTCTTCTATTCAAGATGAGCTGGCCTTTTTTAAGGAGTCCGCTGCTCAGTTGATGGAAAATGATGCTAAGGCATATATTGGAAAGGAAGTTCAGCAATATGTGGATGACCTTAATTCCTACAACTTAGCTAAGTCCTCGAACTCTACTAAGGAGAGTGTCGAAGCTGGTCTAACTGATCTTCATAATCAACTCCTGAAGAATAAGGAGGGTGATATTAAGATGCTAACAGGTATGGGATTCCCTGCTGAGGTTATCTCAACTCGTACTAATGTTCCTCTCGATACTGTCAAGGCTGTTCAGTCTGGTTCTTCTAAACTAGAAGATCTTCCTAATATGTCCTACTCTCGTGCAGATGAGATTGGTCAGCACCTTGGGAATGATAAGAGGAGTTTGGTTGTAGGAACTACTATGACTAAAGTCCCAGCTGCTCAGATTCGTAGTGGTATTCAGAATACTATGCTTGACCAAGTGGATGCTCTTATTAAGAGAGACTTCCTAATGAATTCCCCATCGGGTGCTCTTCGTGATCTTGGTACTTTCATTTATTCTCAGGATAATGAGAAGCGCCTCGCCATGTTGAGAGATGGCATTAACAAAGTAACTGATGCAACCCTCGGAAGCAAGTTCTTTACCTCCTCAGATTTTACTCTAAGGGACATGGGAACTGCTGGTGAGATTATTACCGCTATTGGTAAGGACTCGGCTCACCTTTATGATAAGACAACCAAATCTCTGGTTAAGAACTTAAGTGCTCAGTTTGGTGAGATCATCAAGGATAATACGGCTGTTGTAGAATTCAATATTGCACGAGAACTGAATGCTTCTCTTAAGGGAGAACGCTACTATATGGATGGGCAGTTCTTCCAGAAAGGAACTGATCTTGATGGAAATCCTACTCTTGTGCCTGCTATGTATAAGGGTCAGGAGTTTATCATCCAGAGTGAGAAGGTGAAAGCTGCCTTCGATGAAATGAAGACAGTAGGTAGAGAGTTGTTTGGAATGAATACTACCTTCCGTAAAACCTTAGGTATGCCAGCTCTTAGTGATATGGGATTCTGGATGCCTGCATTCAATCCTAGGGATAAGTACATTACCTATGTCATTGATAAAGTAGACGGAAGTACAAAACTTCTGCATGGCAATACTCCTGCTGAACTTGCTAGTGCTGAGAGTGCTTTCGCTGCTACGATGACAGATAGGACTGCTGGAAGCTGGACATTTGTTCGTAAGGGACAAGATCAACAGCTGTATAATAAGATTGAAAACCGGCATGATCCAATGTTTATGAGTGTTAGCGATGCTTCTTCTCTCCATGGTGGTAGTTCTGCAATGGCTATCACACCTACGTCAGCTAATGTTTTCTCTGAACTGATGAATGGGTATGAACATTATATTCATAAATCTGTAGCTCAAAACCTTGAGCTTCACTATAGTGATATCATGCAGCAGGTAGATCGTTTGAGTGCTAATGCTCAGGCTCTCACAAAAGGACAACCTACTGGAAGATTGCAGAGAGCACTTCATACTCCAACCGATGCAGGTCTTACTGTTAAGAATACCATGCTTGGTAGAAATAACCTGAATGAGTATGTTGGTTGGCAGGATGCTCAGAATGGTATTAAGACTATCGCAGAAATGGGACTTCAAGCTATTTCTAAAACGATGGAACCTATTCTTAATGCCTCAGCTGGTCTGTTGGGCAAGGGTAAGCACATGTCTGATAAAGAGTATGAAGCTCTTATGAAAGACTTGGCTGATAAAGGTATTCCTAATCCCTTCCAAGGTATGGATGATGCTACTGCTAGACAGCGTTTCCATGTTGAGAAGATTTCCCAAGCTCCTAATATGACGGCGAGGATGGTTGCAGTTTCTAATAACTTCGCAGCTACTGCTCTTCTTAAGGTAATGGAACTCGGCCAGCCTTTAGTAAACGCTCTCTCTTTGCCTATCCTTACGAGTGCTGCTGTGCAGAAACCTTTTGCTGCTGAGTACATGGGAACTCGCTTAGCTGGTAATGGGCATTTCTCTACTGCCGCTGCTATGTATGATGGAGCTAAGTTCCTATTCCATCCTGAGTATATATCTAAGTGGAAGGATATGGGTAAAGACCTAGGAATTACTACGCCTGTACTAAGTGAGGTGGGAGAGTTTATGCAGATGTCTAGGAGCTTCCAACCTGGACTAATGCAGAAAGCTGAGAACCTCATGAATGGTAAGACGGTTGAGATGCTTTCTACACCTGCTATCTGGAGTGAGCAAGCTGTACGAGAAATGAGCTTCGCTACAGGTATTGCTTTGGCTAAGAAAGCTTATCCTGGTCTTGGGGATGCTGGCATTCTGACCTTTGCTAGGAACTTCGTAGATACAGCGGTTGGTAACTATAACCCCGCCCAACGTCCTGCTATGTTCCAAGGTACTATTGGTACTGCAATGGGTCTGTTCCAGACTTATATGGTTACACTTGGGCAGCAGATCTATAGGAAGTTTGAGCTGAGGGATTATAAGGCACTCATGAAGATGGGCCTCATGCAATCGTCTGTCTTTGGTGTTAAGTCTCTCCCAGGTTTTAATCAAGTCTCAGAGCAGATTGGAGAACACTTCTCAGAAGAGCATTATGATCTCACCACTGGCTTGTATAAGGCAGTCCCTTCTGGTGTAGCCGATGTAGTCTTGTATGGAATGCCTTCTAACCTTGGGCCGGCTGTCTATACTCGTGGTGACATTCAGCCTCGCATTCCTAATATCTTGGGTGGTATGCAAAACTTGGCTGCTGTTCAGATTCTTAATCAAGCCTATGATGCTGGCAAGGTATTAGCCAGGACTACTGAGGAGATGGGAGATGAAGGTGCTACTCAAGCTTTTATGGAAGCTCTGTCTGTTCAGTCTATTTCTCGTCCTGTGGCTCGCATATCGGAATTAGTAACTGGTCATTCTGTAACTAAGAAGGGTAATCAGATTGCTGGTCCAGAAGAAGTGTGGAGCACACAAGGAGTCATGGCCCGAGTCTTTGCTACTAGAGGACTTCGTGAAACAAAAGCTCGTGAGGCCGAGTATTCCAACAGTATGTACAGGGCCATTGATGTAGCAGAACGTAATGGAGCTACTCACCAGCTTAAGAATCATATTCGTAGTGGAACCTTAACTCCTGAGATTGCTGAGAGAATCCAAGAAAAGTATATGCGTACTGGCTCTGCTACTGGCTGGCGCTCTGCTGTTAATACAGCCTTGCATGATACTGATGCTCCTGGAGTTTCCTCTGTAAGGAATCATCTTACTCCTGGCTCTCCTCTTAACAGAATGATTGATGATATCTAACTTCGTTAGTAAGGAGAATTAACATGGCAAGTATTCTTGATGCACTGAGGATTATAAAGGATGAACTCCCTAAGTTCTTTACTGAAACTAACACTCCCTTCTTAGGAAAGGACGAGGAAGGAAGTGTTATGAAGGAGAAGAGTGCAGGGCAGAAAGAGAAGGAGATCAATGAGTCTCTCCTGAAGCTAGGAGCTGCTGCCCCAGCTCTTCTCAAGGGGGTTGGTATGGCTATGAGTTCTCCTAAACTTACTGCCACAGCTGCAGCTATAGGAACTGGAGATCCTACTATGCTTCTTCCAGGAGGAGCTGGCTTGCTAGCACAGAGTAATGATGCAGAAGCTATGGTTGTTCCTGCTCGCCTCATTCATTCTTCTGATGAAATTTCTAAAGCATTAGGACTTCTAAGGAAGGGAGAGAATCCCCTCAGTGTGTATAATGCTGGGAAGAAAGGAGAAGATTATGGCGGCGTTTATCTCGGAGCTAAAGATAATAAGATCAAGAGTGTTATAAGTGACGAGGGAGCTAAGCTTACAGGGGTGAAAGAAGGAACCTTGGGCGAGGTAATGGATCATCCTCTTCTTTATAAGCATATGCCAGAGCTTAAAGATATTAAAGTGAAGATGCTTCCTGAAGGAACAAGAGCAAACCTAAGGGGTTCTATGAACCTTAACACTAATGAACTTGAGTACAATAGGAACATGAATGTGGATGATCTCATGAATACTATCTTGCATGAAACTCAGCACGCAGTTCAGAAGTCAGCAGGGTTTACTCCAGGAAGTAGTCAAGCTGCTGAAATGATGGGAGAGAACTTCGCTAAAGCTTATGACCAAGAAGCCGCAGTCTATAAGAATCGAGGAGATAGAGCACCTAAGGAACTGTTCAATGATATTCTAGGACAGATATATCAGAAGGGTGCAGGAGAAGTAGAAGCTAGGACTACCGAAGCTATGAAACAGCATAAGGTATATACAGCTTATCCATTGCATCCTCGTCTTGTAGATACTCCAGTTGATGAATGGCTAATGCCAACAAGTAGATAGGAATTGCAGGCAAAAGAAAACCCCCTTTCTCACGATTGGGGGTTTTTATTTCCTAGCTTTTCTTAATCTTAGAACTTGGCAAAATGTTCATGTAAGATTCTACGAGCATGGGCAGCTTGAGCTACTGCATCGAAGAGGGCGTTGTGCTTCCCTTTATTCTCTCCGATCTTAATATCCTTATACAAGTTCTTCAATGTCCTATAGCAGCGCCCATTGTAAGGCTCCCAAGGAATCTTCATATCTATCGCATGATAATAGTGTGCAAGGATAGGAAGATCAAAATCTGCACCATTACCCCAGATATAAACATTCTTGTACTGCTTTTTAAGAGAAAGTAAGAAGTCAGAAAATTGTCCAAGTGCTTTTATAACTTCTACAGTTCCTGAGAATGCTTCATCTCTTACACCATAGTCCTGTTTATTCCACCATGCCATAGTAGATGGATCTCTCCAGAATCCTTGCTGCTCAGAATCCCTCTCACTAATCCTAGTATAGAACTTATGTTCTTGGTCGAAGGTACAAGCTCCAATGGTGAGGATAATGCAACCTGCTGAAGTTCCACAAGTCTCTAAGTCTACCATCACATCAATGCTATTGTCCATCTTCTTCTCCTGTAAGAATCTGACTACGCTCAGAAGCTTCTTTAACTTCTGGACTACGGATAGTCTCATTGAAAACTTGCTGTGCAATCTCTTCCTGCTCATCATCAAAGACAATCTCAGGCTTCATTCCACTAACACCCTTGTCCTTATTATATTTCCCTCGCATTGCATAGCTCTTATCACTAGGAACCATAGCATGTTGGAAGAACACCATCTGTCCAATAGCATCTCCAAAAGCTACTTGGATAATGTGACTCCTTGTGCAATTTTTGAGTTCCATAGTAAGAGCTGAGCCATGCCAACCTGCATCACACCATCCTGCATTCATATGCTCTAGGAAGATTCTTCCACAGCTAGACTTCAGCTTGAACATAGCACTTAGGTTATTAGGAAGATGGAAGATCTCAATCGAATGAGCCAGCATCACTTCACCAGGATACAAGTTAATAGGACCTTCCCTCTCAAGATCATGCTCTCTTACTACTAGGGGATTCCTTTCCTTCAGTGAGATAGTCTTGAGTTCAAGAAGACGAGAGTCGGTATCGAGAGTACATTTTTCAATAAGGACTTTCTTTCCGATACGAATATCTATAGAAGCTGAGTTGACGTTTTCTGGAAGGGCATGAGTAATGATACCAGCATCCAGAAGATTGAGTAGTTCTTTATAAGACATGAGAGACATTTTAGTTTCCTTTATTTTGATTGAGGGTTTCTACGTGGTGTAAAGCAAAGATATCTTCGTACTTCTTATTCCAGATATTAGGGTCCATTCTCATCAAAGTCATGGGAACTGCTAAACAAATGTGACCTTCTACCCAGAGTTCTTGTTCATCTGTAATACTATTGTGACGTATGCCAGTGAATCTTCGGTCATGTAGTTCGGCAGAAGTAGCGAAGTCATTATGCTCGCTGCGCCTATATCCTTCTTTCATCCTTCTCTCCTTATGCTGTTGTTAGCGTAGCCCTCTGGTAATACTTCATTCCATTGTCCCATCTTCGCAGTCTGGGCTTTCTGACATTCATTCCTACTTTCTTGGTAGAACTTGTTTTCATCAAGCCTATGATCTCCACACCAATCATTGACAAAGACTACAGGATAACCTCCCATAGCAGGAGCATGTCGGCGGCATCTTCCCATATCATAAAGAGGAGCACCGATCTCTGCTTTATTAACTGCCTTAGGAACAAACCACATACAGGTCTTACACTTCATGTTATCACTACGATGAATCCAAGGGTCGTTCATATCAGTACTCCTTATCAGTTAGAAAACCTTCTAAGAGAAGATCGGGATGCCACTCTTTGATTTCAGTATAGAGAGGCATATAGCCTTGCTTGCCTGCCATTGTTATTACTTGAATCTTTTCTGCTGCCATTAGTCCTTTGATAATGTCTCCTAATTCCTGCACCTTCATCAGGTCTTTGCTTACTATTTTCCATAGCTCATTGTGTGTCACTGGCTTTACTGCTTTACTTAGGAAATCTAATATCTTATTAGCTATATCTGCGTATCTGCTTTTACCAAACTCTCCTAGGGCTTTAGGCATTTTTAACTCTGCGTGATGTAATAAGGTATTGGCTCTCAAACAATCCTCTTCTGTAATCTCTGTCCTGACTGAAGCTGCGGCTATGACCATGCTTAACTTAAGGAGATGTGTGAATCTTCTAGTACAGTAGGGGAGGAATCTAGGGTCATCTATATTATTGAATTCTTTATACATTCTATCTAGGATTCCTCTAGCCTCTGAAGAGATTGTACATTCTCCTTGAACCTCTTCTTTTATCTGCGTTAAGTGTGCTACTATTCCTTCCACCAAATTCAATGCTGGAGGAAGTGGGAAGGTAATCTTTATCTTAGTCTCTTCTGCGTATATAAATAACATTCTACTTAAGAAACCATTGCCTACAGACTCAGCTGGAATTGCATTAATAAGACCAGTAGGAGTATTGCCTGAGATAATATTAACAGTAGGTTTATGAACAACTACACTCTTGCCATGTATCTTAGGATGTGTATACTCATCTGGACAGTCCCATAACTTAGTAAGCATGGTAATGAATTCCATGTTGTTGCTTCCAACGAAGTCTGAGAATTCATCTGCAACTACATACATCTCATGTGGAATATCCATAACAAGCTCTTCTAAATCTGAATCTTCTTCATCGAATTCTAAGCCTGTTGCGCTCATCTCAATTAGAAATCTTTCTTTACTCAATCTGTCTGGTGCGTACTTGTGATAGCCTGTCTTTGAGAGTAGTTTCTTACCTATGGATATTGCTGTAGATTTCCTAACGCCTGGCGAACCTATTAGTTGAATGTACATATTAGGAAATATGGCGGAGTGTCCGAATGGCAGGTAGAACTTTCTTCCAAGTAGAGCAGAGATTATAGAAAGAGAGGTCCATCTGTGGTAAGAGATCGGGCTTTCGCTATGTCCAACGTAGTTGAGATACTGCTGAAAGTAATCCATTTCATCTTACTTCCCTTCTTTATGTTCTATCATATTACCCCAATCACTTCCTGTTTTGTAATCCACTGGAATCTTAAGAGTCCGTCCGTGAATAACAACTGGATTCTGTAGGCAATCATACATGTCCTTTCTGATATCATCTCTGCCTATTAGATACTGAGCAAAGATAGAGTCATGAATTTGAGCCTTAAGACGTAAAGCTCCTTTAAGTTTCTTAACTAACTTCCAAACTTTCCATAATCCAATATTAAGAATATGAACAGAAAGATTCTGGGGGCCATGAGCAACTGCACTTCTTAGCATGTTGTGGTCTTTCAATATATCCCCGAAGAAATGTCTTGTGTGTCCGAGAGGTGAGACTAGCTTATGCGTACTTGCGATTGTAGATTTAGTTTCTTGATACCATTGTCGAACTCTTGGGAATGGTTTATGATAAGCATCCAGAAGATGTGTGCCAAAGGAAAGCAATGTCATTTCTCCTTCTCTCAAACCTGTCTTATTCTTATCCATCGTAATGGTTATACCCAAAGTAGGACTTGCATCAATTAGATTCTGAGCGCCGGCGTTCTCAATAAAAGTAGCTGAACCCATCATATAATTTGTGCCATGTACAATCTTCTTAAGGACTACATTACGAAACTCCTTAGTTACTTCTGCATAGGGGATACCAAAGAACAGAGTACCAAGGGATTTGTAGAAATCTTGCGCGGGGTTCTCAAGTGCAGCAATGAGAGAAGTCTCTTGTGAAAGGTATGCTGTACATCTAGCTTCACTCTGAGAGTTATCCATTTCAACTAACTCATATCCTTCATCAGCAATAAGGAAAGGCTTTGCATAAGGAGGGATATTCTGTACCTGAGTTCCTACCCAGAAAGATGAGGAATTGCAACTAGCCCTATTGGTATCAGTCCCAAAAGGATTAAGATTATAGAGAAGGCGATTATTAAGTTGATCGAAGTCAAAGTATGTGCTAATTGCTTTTGCGTTTTCTCTATAAGTAAGAAGTGCTGACGTAACTCTAAGGAGAATTGGATGCTGTTCTCCAATAGCGAGGAGGTTCTTTTCATTGGTTCCTCTGGTAATCTTAATTCTTTTTCCATTGACTTTTTTATACCCTATCTTAGGATCGGCTGCGCCAAATACATCATAGATATAAGTAGCTACCTGTTTGGGAGAAGCTGGATTAAAGTTATTATCAGCAAACATTATCCTTAGTTTAGCGAGGGCTTCCTGTAGTTTAGTAGAAGCTGCTTCTCTTAACTCCAATCGCTTAACATTATCTATAGCAATACCCTCGAAGGCACAATAAAGGAAAGGATAAACAAATTTGAATTGCGTAATGTAGTTCTTCTTGGCATAAGCTGGAAGATGCTTAAGGTAATGGAGTAGAATTCTCGCGGTATACCAAGTATCTTTTCCATTATAACTCCAGTAGCTTAGGATATCTTTCTCTTTAGAGGATAGTTCTGCCTGATATTTCCATTGGACATAATCATTCAAGGTTATCGAGGCTACAAAATCTAATGTTTTAGGAAGCTCAGAGAATTCAGAATGAGCCATTGCCATAGTGTCAAAGATGAAATTATGAGGTTCTGCGTGATAGACTATACTATGGAGCGAGTCATACATACCATTGTGCATAGCCTTTGGCATATCTAACTTATTGATATCTCTCATTAGTTGAATAGCTTTACCATAGTCCTCATTAGTAAGCCAATGATCTTCCCCGAAGTCCACAAAAGGAAGAACGAAAGTTTCCAGAGTACCACTAGGAGTAAGGCCAGTCCAAGAACAACAAGTAATGACAGTATCAGAAGTAATAAGAATTCCATCATCATCCCTCTTTTCGTAAGTCTTAGTTTCAATGTCGTAGGCTAGGAAGATACAATCCTTAAGCGTGCGAAAAGCTACGCCAAACTTATGCGTAGCATCTAGGACAGTAAAGGTGAATTCGCTTTGCTCATTCAAATGAAGAAGCTTATCTAAGTCCTTGCCTAGTAGCCAGCTTCCGTATGGAACAGTGTGAGTATGGGCTAGGGAATTACAGACTACTATCTTCTTACTGAATCTCAGAACACTACCTCTGTAATTATCTAGTGAAGGATTCTTTTCAGGAAGAATGGAAGCCAGAGTGTAAGGATTACAAAGTAGGATTGCATCACAATTTGCAACAGTTGCTTTCGTGAGGAGTTCTCCTAGAGTGTAAGCCGAGGATGATGCAATGGCTTCTATGTTCCTAGCCTTCAGATGGTATTGCAGAACAGGGAGGTAGTTACTTTCCTCCTTGTTATAATTAACGAGAATCCTTATCTTGGCCATGCCGCTTCCTTTCTACTTCATAAAGGTTAGGAATTAAGACTGCATTGTAATCAATGGGAATCTTTCTAGTGAAGTAATCAATTACCTCCTGACGTTGCTGCCTGTCTTGTCTCCTCTCTTCTTCTTGCCTATCCTTCTCATTGGTTAAGAAATTTAACTCATATCCCAGACTAAGAGAAGGGAAGGAGAGGAGGATTAGGAATAGAAATCTCATAACTCCTCCGTGAATATAACTTCTTCCTTAAGAGAATCCTCTAGGTGTTCCATGTAGGAAGGAAGGTTAGTAAATGTAATAGAAGTTTCAGATTGAACACAAGAGTCATGAGACTTACCTATACGCTCTGGAATATGATAGCCATGATAGTCTATATACACATCGGTTTCTAGTTCTGGGTCATAAGCTAAGATAGAACCTTTGAAATGCCTTTTCATTTTCTATTCTCCTAGTAATTTAGTTAGCTCTTGGCTACGCCTACGTTTACCTTCTTCTATTGCAAACTCTATTAACCTCTTAGTATTTTCATCTAGTATATCAGAGGAAGCCATGAAGTTTAATCCTCCATTGCAATTATAATATGCTCGCGTGCCTCCATCGGTCTCTTTTAAGAAGAAGTAAGGTTTATTTAAGGGCATTTTAGTTAAGCCTTTGTCCTTTCTCTATAGCCATCATAGCTTCCATCTCTGACATTATAGTTAGGAAGGAAGAGAATGCTGCTGCCATATTATTCCTGAAGTTCTCAGATTCCATGAGAGGTCTTGAGGCTTCCTTAAATGTTTCACCATTGAAGCCTTGGAAGGAGGAGAGGAATCCTTGACAGAAGCCATTACAAAAGGCAGTAGCTTGTGTGTTAATAGGAAGATCTTCCATGTTAGGGAAATCTTCTGGGGAAATCTTACCAAGATCTTTGCTCATTTCTAATCTCCTTTCTTAACAAATCTTAATAAAAAATCCGAAGGTTCTATCTGGAGTGACTTTAGGTAATCCTAGCTTAGTAGGATGCCCGTCAAAATATATTTCACCATCACATCCTACTACACTATGTAAACTATCAGAGAATCTAGGACTTTCATCTGAAATCTCATGATAGATAGGTTCTTCTATGCCTTGTTTGACTCTCCAGTCCTTAATGTCAAAAGCAGGCACACAAAAATAAGCTAATCCTAAAGGTTTTAGAAAATCTGCTAGTCTTTTATTAAAAGTAATATTGTCACAATTATCATATAAAAAGTGTGGAACCTCTTTAATAGGAATTTCTAGCAAAGAAGCTATTACAGATCGGAAGCAGTCTCCATAAATACCTTCTTCTGGTTTATGTGGAAATTCTTGATCTTGTGGAATCATTTTATTCTCCTCATTTCATTACAATATTAACAGTAACATAGGGTTCATTCATTACCATGAGCTCTTCTTCTTCTTTGAATGCCCATACTGCACTATTCCTACCATTATTCTGGTGTTTATATTCACCACATTTGTAGAAGTTATTAGGGAATTCTTTCACCATAGCCTTAAGATTAGAGGCAATGCTTGTGGGGTTATATCCTAAGTACGTAGCAATTTGAATTGATGATGCCCTATAATTAGGGAAGGTCATTATAGCCTCACTATACCTAGTGAACCTATTAGCTTTGAAAGTAGCTTTCCTTTGTGCTTGAGATTCCCTACAATCATAGGGCTTCTTTACATAGCAAGGCTTTGCCTTAAGACCTTCTACCTTTCTAAATAGAAGTTCTATTAGGGGACATGGGAAGGAGGAAATATAGAGATCAGGAGAGTAGATCAAAGCAAGCTCCTAAGAGGAAGGCGGCGATGACAGCCATTATGGAGATGATAGTCTCAAGCTTAGAGATTTTGGGGGCTTCTACTGCGAAGGGAATCTCAGGATTAGGATCAGTCCTGCTATACTTTACAAGCTTAAGATGATTAGGGAGAGCACTTCCGATGATAGGCTTCATAGTAGTTCCTTCTTTGCGTTGTAAAAGATTAAGTAAAACTCCTCCCGAAGGAGGAGCAGAACTTAATGTTCTGGGTTACGCTTGTTTAACAACACGGATTTGCACGTTCTCATACTCTCCACCACCAGGCTTCGGTGACTTCTTAATAGAGATACGGCAATGGAAAGATGCACCCTTGATAGAAGCCATCATGTCACCGAGGGTAACACCGGCGGTATCAGAAACATCCATGATCTCACGAGCACGCTTCTTAAAGAAACTCAGACCTTGTTCAGTGGCCGTGAAGGTTTCAGTAAAGAGAGTACCATTAGGAACAGGAGGTTCATCACCTGAGAGGGAGATCGTTTCCAGAACAGAATAGGTAATCTTGATGCGTTGCTTCTCTTCATTCTCCTTATTCTTATACTTGTCGATCTTAGCGTCATCTACCTGAATAGTATATTCGCCAGCCGGAGGATTCTGAAAGTCTGCTGCCTCTTCGATGCTATCCAGAGTCTCATTAGCCATCGTTTCCAGATCAAGAACTTGAACTTCGCTCATAATATTTCCTTCTTTCATTTTACTAAGGTTAGTGTTACTAAGAATCTCTGTCTTTCCAGAGTGTCATGCTTCTACTACAAAAGTTTATCTGCTATCCTAGACATTGCATAAGTAAGTTTAGCATTTGCCATAGCTAGTTCAGCAGCAGCCTTGGTTAAATCTACAATACTATCCTGTCTAGTATATAAGAATTCTTTCTTTGCTGCCTCCTTTCCTTGGCATATACCAGCATTCTTACCCATAGCATATGATTCTATCTTAGCATCTTCTAGTTGTTTCTTTGAGATTGTCATGATGGGATGATGCCTCCTTCTACGAGAATTGCTTCCATCGTAAGTTCCTTACTCTTCTCAATGGCTACATTCACTCGACTACCTGTAATGTGATTAGCCTTATAAGTAGAGGAAGAACCTGCTGCGTGTCTGCCCATCTTGATTTCTACGTAACAGACTGTTCCGAAATACTTACCTACCTTAGAACAAAATGCCTTTGTTCCAACTAAAGGAAGAATCTTATCTCTCTTAATTCCATTAACCTCCTCTTCCAAGATTAACTCATGTGTAATGAGAACGAAGTTTGTATTAACTGCTGCTTGGATAGTGGAGAGAATATCTCCTAGCCATTTAGTAGCTAGACCATATTCATCCCATCCAGGCTTGAACTCTACTCCCTTGCCAGCACATGCCATATTCAGTGCAGAATCTCCTAGCTGTGAGCCTGAGTCAATGACAATAAGATCTTCGTGAGTACAATCCTTGAGACAGAAGGTCATGAAATTCTCAGGCTTCTTACAGTCTATCTCAACACATCCTACTTTACCATGTTGATGACAGATATTGATGGGAGTCTTAGAACTCATAATCTTAAGTACTGTCTCGATACCTCTAGGAACTTCTCTAGTGTCTGGGATTCTAATAAGGACAATCTTTTCCATCTCCTGTTCTGTAAGACCCATGTGAAGGAGAGTTTCAGCTCCATTCTCCAGATCAATCCAGAAGATTCTCTTGAGAGAAGGAATCTTGGCCGCCGTTCCAACTAACCTTGTTTTGCCTGTCTTAGCTGGACCGTATATCAGAATCGAGTGATTCGGCTTGACTGTCGTTATCGCTTTCGCTAGGTCCGATAGTTTCATTTTCTTCTCCTGCCCTTCTTGCAAATGCAAAGTTTTCATGTAAGGCTGCTACAATCTTAATAACCTTATAACCTTCTAGGTAGAATTCTGCTTGTTCTAAACAGTCTGCAAGGAGAGCCTCTTCAAATGAAGGTAATTCAGTACCATTCTGTGTCTTGTAACAGATATTAATTTTAAGTTTCATTTCTATTCCTTCTCTCTCTTTTCCTTATCCTCTTTTTGTTTCTTAGAGGGATGCTGGAAGGGTTGGTTAGCTGGATTCTTAGGATGATTCTTCCACAACATTTTATTTCTCCTCTTTCAAAATAGACGGAGAAGTTATAGCCAGAATCTTAGCCTGCTCTTCTTGTCCCAATGACGCGAGGAGGACATTACGAAAGGAGTTCTTCATATTCTTTTGGTATCCCTTAGCCAAGGTTTTAGTAAGTTCTGCATTCTCCTTCATCCTCTTAGTATGTTCTTCGAATGAGACTTTACAAACAATCCACTTATACTGAACATCATCGTTAGGAGTGATATCCAGATCATCATCTACCTTAGTAACAACTACAACCTTAGGAACTTCAGCCACGACTACAACAGCGTAATCTCCTACTTGAAAATCTTCCATTGTAATGTAGGTATATTCTTTATCAGAGAGACGATAGTTCTTATCTCCCAAACCTAGATTTATAATAGAGCTATCAGAGTCTTTATAATCTTTGAAGAATCGAACTCCTACAGTCTTAGCGTCGTCACGAATGAAAGCAGCAATGTTCTTATCCATTTTGTTTCTCCTAACTTCTTAGTTGTTAATGCGTGAAAGGTGGTTTGTAATTACATCTGAAAGAGAGAAGTTGAAATCATATTCCTTATCATCTACAAGGGGAGGAAGATAGGAATCTAGTCCATGAAGCTGACAAGTTCCTAGTTGAGGACAAGGACGCATATAGTTTAAGCAATTGTGTCCCCTCATTGGAAAGACATTCAAGAGAAGCATTTGTTCTAACCTATTAACATCCATCTTGATAGTTAGAAACCAGTTGAAACGATCTACTAAGTTTTTATTGTAAGGGAGGACATGAATCTTAGGAGTATAGCCATTGCCTGAACCAAGTTGTCCTACGAAATAGATAACCTCGTAGTCTGCTTTCTCCTCTCCTGCTATGGTATCAAGAACAATAGAATAGCCTAAGGCTTGGCCGGAGTTCTGATAAATTGCATCTAAGGAATGCAAGTTAAGGGAAGTTGTTTTAACTTCTAGGATTGCATACTTCCCAGTATATTTATTCTTGAGAACTAGGTCAATGTATCCTACGAAGTAGAACTTCTCATCTATATCCAAACAGAATGAAAGTTCTGAAGAAGGTTTATTGTTGAAGAAGGCTACTTCGTAATCCTCTAATAGATTATCGAGAGAGGAAAAGGAGTTCATAAGCAGGTTTAAGGCTACTGTCTCTGTTCTCTTCTCATCTTCTAGGATAGGGAAGTAAGCTTTCCATGCCTCAAAGATTGCAAGATCTTTATCCTGAGTTACAAGATAGGTGGCAACACCTAGGCCAAAGCTCTTACCTAATACTGTGGCTGGATAATCTTCCTTAGGGGGAGCACCTTCCATTAGGCGTTCTAATTGGAACTTCCTCTCACAAGTATGGAAGAGATCGAATGCAGAATGTGAGAGTCTGATCTTTCCAGTATGGTTAGAATTCATCATCTATCTCCCAGTAAAACTCATACATAACATCTCTATCTTTTCCTGAGAAAGTTCTTGATATGGAGAGGATAGTATGTTTGGAAGAAATGCTTTCTTTTCCACGCATCACACTAATACTATTCAGATAAGCACGAAGAATTCGTTCTGCTCTCTTATAATCTTTCTGCGTAGCAGCAATCTCTAGGAAGCTTACTATCTCTGTCATCTTTCCTAGTTCAGCTTCATACATATTAACTGTAACTGGATTTGTACTCATGTCTATTCCTTCTCTCTTTATTTAATAAGGTCTGAAATCATCGTCATCTTCTTCCATATCTATTTGAGTATCTATCCAAGCATGTCCTCCAGTAGAAGAAGAATTTAAGGCTGATAAAGATAATAGATCAGCACAAATAGAGTCTCCATTAACAGCTTGCTTTCTTATCATCTCTATTTTAGCTAATCTCTGAGCTTCTTCATAATTCTTTTTCTTAAAAGTCTTCATCATCTAGGGCTGCTGCTAGTTCAGAAGCAGTGAGTGCCTTCTGTTTAGGTTTCACTGTCCTCGTCTTAGGAGCAGAAGCCACAGTAATATCTACATGAGTGATCTTCCTAAGGGTAGCTACGAGTAGGCCAATGTCCTCTTCTTTAAGGAAAGAACAAGCAGCAGGATTTTCCATAATAGCCTGCTTAAGTTCTCGCATTTCATCCTTCAGACTCTCTTCCCCAATATCAATCAGGGCT